GTTAAACTGCGATTGGGACATTACTGTCCGTTATTACCTAGGAACTCGCTGTGCAAGAAGAGAAGCCGAAACGGCAACTCGAGCACACGATACAAAGCTCTTTTTAAGAGCGCTCCCAGGCCCAGAACTTAGGCGTACATTCGGTATAAACCGTTTGCGAACATAAGTTTTATACTTCTCCAATCCAATTCGCTGTTTAGCGAGAAGGAAGAAGGGAGGCTCCGTAGAACCGTTAGGTTCATAAACCGGAGATCCCCATGTAGCAGTATAAGTCACTGTTGTAGTACAACTAATTGTTTCCAAATAGTCTACTACAGTTGCGACGGCAGGGAATAAATGAGGCTTCAAACTGTGCAACCACGAATTGGTGGTAAAGATCCAATCAACTACAAAGCTGAAAGGAACTATATCCCATAACGCGGAAGGATCTAAGACTCCAAAAAAGTCTATGATTTGTCGCAATCTTGCAAGCCAACCCTGGAAATAAGGACATGTGAAGCTATATAACGCTAAACCATGCCAGCGAGCTTTCTTCGTCTGCTTCACCACAACGGTGATAGACGAACGTATATGAGGGAGACTGATGATAACAGTTTCTTCAGTATCCTCAAATATTTTGCGTTTAGAAAAATCGAAATGCTCATGCTTTCGAAACTTCTTCGCAAGAAGCTCCTTAACTCGATCATAAGTGATCATCCAGCTGTTAAAAACAGACATGGAATCACCGATATCCGCGATAGTGGGGAGAACCCCAAATCGCACAGAAAGATGCACGTCCGCCGCTAACTCAGCAGCGGGCTTATGCCTATGAGCACGGGTATGAATACCCAACTCACGAGCCTTTGCAGCTTTAGTAAGCAAATTATCTACCGAATTAACGGTTTTTAACGACGGCCATTTCAGGCCGAACGAGGTAATCGCTTGGATAAGATCGACCAAAAGGTACCATATCGAGAAATCCGTTTCAAACGGATCTCTGTCTATGACTACCTCATGGGGAAGACTAGAATCTCTAAAAAGGTCTGTTATTTCCTTTATAGAGGGTGTACCAACTTTGTTTATCACGTTGAGCTTTACAAGCTCAACGATTGATTCGCAGTTGACTAAGTCACACTGATCGTTCTCCACCGTTGGAGGATTCTCAGCGTCACAGATATAGAAGTCCGGGCCGGGTGTTTCACTTCCATTATAGGAAGTGAT